CTTCGCTAAGTGCGATAGCAATAGCTTGCTTTCTATTTACCACTTTTTTCTTAGATTTACCAGACTTAAGTTTACCGGATTTATATTCACGCATTACCTTGCTGATTTTAGCGTCTTTTTTCATTACTTCATTTTAAACAAATTGCCAAGACCATTGGACATCGGACCGGCCATTGGTGGTATTAGGCCGCCTTGGTTGTAACCAGTTGGCATACCTGTTGCATAAAAAGTTGGCATCATAGTTTGTGCTGCAGTTAAATTATTGGTGCTACCCATATCAGTGTTTACAAAATTCATATTATCTAGTGTTTGGTTATAATGAGCTATATCTTGCCCCAATATACCACCGCCTTCTGTATTTAAAGCACCAGCGTTTATCATCTGCTGTCTATACGGATTGTTTCGATCCATACTATCAATATAGGTTGCAAATTTTTCTGCCCTTCCTTTGTTAGAATTTCTACCTGGAGCGTCAACTGGCATGGTAGCAGGGTCGTAATATTTTGGATGATTAGGATTATCTAAAACTGAACTAAATCTTTCTCCTTCTGTTTCTGGACCGTCTTGCCCACCATCTTTTAATTGCACGCGACCACCTAAATTTCTACCTTGTCTTTTATCCATATAAGAACCCATGTCTTGAGTAACTGCAACAGGAACACCTCCTGAAGCAATTATGCTGTCATAACCTTCTTGACCGTACACAGTGTCACCATAAGTTAATGCACCACCTGTATCAGAAATCGTTGTTGGCAATCCAGTAGCTGCGTTAAAACCTATATTTGTGCCAGAAGTTGATACAGGATCATAGTTTGTCTGAGTCATATTAACCCCAGGTCTAAACATCATGTTAGAATAATCTGGCGCAACCCGGTTTATGTCTAATTCTTTTATTGCTGTACTGTCTTCATCAAAAATACCAGGAATTCTATTTTCTATAGTTGAGTCAGAGTATAAATTTTCCGTAACGTCCACCCCGTATGTGTCTTCAGCGTCTGATAAAAAATCTCTAATATCATAACTATCTTCTGTATCTAAAGCATCATCAAAAGAAAGATTTACTGGTTTTCGCTTTGGAAAAGGTCCTTCATATGTTTCTTCTTCTGGATTAAAACTAGCTAAAAAATTATTGAATAAGCCTTCTATTCCTACACCTAAATTTGGTGCTTGTTGAAATTGGGATAATGCATTTGCAGTGTTTGTAAAATCTGTTTTTAAATTTGCCCCGACATTAGTAAGCCCACCTAAAACTTGTCTTGCTATATTCATAGGCGTTGGAAGTTTACCTAAAACATTTGCTATATTTCCAAGATCCCTTTGTAGTTCTGGTCCTCTAAATCTAAAAGATTCTATAGGGCCCATTCCTGTAGTTGGGTTAAAGCCCATGTCAACATTAAGGTCACGTAAATTTCTTAATTGTGCGTTAGTAATGTTATTTTCTTTTGCTAAACCTTTTAATCTGCCGTATTCTTTTCCAATTTTCTCAGCTCGTTCTGCAACAGTTTCATATTCTCCTCTAGGTTTACCTAAATAACCATCCTTAAGTTTTTCCCGTGATAAACTTCTTTCTGCAGCAGCTTGTTCTTTTTGTTTTTGTTTAGCAGCTTTATTTGCAGCAACCCCTTCACGGGTTAACATGCCTTCGGCGTCTCTATTTTTATCTGGTCCTTCGCTACGACTACCCATTAGATCCAATGTTCCTTTGTAATAACTTTAAAATGATTGCGCACTGATCCATCGTCAGCTAAACGTAACCATTGCACCACTTTACCTGTTCCAAGCAGATGTGTAAAGAAAGTTTTATTAAATGCCATAATATTGTGTGGTTTGGTGTAAATAGTATCTATAACCCAAGTTCTATCACCGGTGTTCCAATCATTAAAACTAAGGTACTGGTTGTCAATAAATTTTTGTTCGGTAGCTTGGTCTAGAAAAGCCCAATTAGTAAAACCGTACATTTGACCGTTGTCATCACGGTTTATAGTGTATTGATTTAATAAAATAGACGGGCAAACATGGCGACAAATATCTTCGATAGACTCATTTTGCCAATAATAATTTTTGTAAAAAGCAACAATTTCTTGTAGCATTAAAGATATTATCTAATACCTAGTAATCTTAATAAATCAATTTCACCAGTGTCTGGCATTCTATCACCAGGCTTAATAAATCTACCTTGGTCGTCAAACGTTTGTTCACCACGAGTTAAATATTCTTCTAGATCAGGTCCAGTTCTAACTACTTCATTAGTGCCACCACGTCTTACTAAATCGTCTACTGATAAACTAGGTTCATCTATACCCATAAGCGAAGGTCGTCTAACATCCATTTCTTCTTTAGGTTTTTTACCTAACAAAGATGCTAGTAGTACACCAACACCACCACCAATAGGACCACCTATGCCGATAGATTTTAATAATCTTTTATTTGCTTCATTTTGCGTTGGTCTTGCTGCCATAAAAGGCATCATTCTTTGTTTGCCTAGCTCTCTGCCTAATGCGCTTTGTCCACTGCTTCTCATAGCGCCTCTACCTAATAAACTTGCTAATCCTCTTAAGGCTATTGGTAACATATTTTAATTCCCTTGTTCTTTTATTGATGCTTGCATACCACTTATACCACTTTTAGCCAGTGATACACTTGCACGTAATTTTTGATGTTTGTCATTTTCTTCAATCTTAGTTTCAGTAAGATCTCTATTCTGTAACATCTTAGCTCGTTCTAAATTTAACTTGTCTTCGGCTTGCTCTTCTTTGCTTTGTTGTTCGCGCGCCTTTAAATCTATTTCACGATCTTTAAGTTTTAGTATAGGATCATTTTCAACTTGATTCAATATCTCTTTTTCAGCGTCTGCATATTCTTTCATGAAATCAGCAATCAATTGTGACTTTCTTGCCTCAATAGCGACCTTCATTTGCTCGCCTTGTTTCTGCATTTGCATAAATTGTGGACTTTGTTGAGCATTTGGACCTTGTTGTTGGACCATTTGTTGCATCATCTGGCTCATTTGTTGCATTTGTTGCATTTCTTTAACAAATTCTACCTCAACCTGTTCAGCAGACATTAAATTTACGTGCTCCATGCAATTTTGTTGTAATTTTTGCAAAGTTTTAGGGTTATTTCGCGCCATAGTTGTACCCATAAACTGTAAATGTGCGCGCATGTGCGCTTGGTGATCTTGTTTTGGAAAAGCTTGAAACTTTTTACCATTTAATGCAAGAATATTTTCACTTGCTGGGTCCATTGGCTGTGGTTGTGGTGGTGGCGGTAGTAAAATATCTAAATCTTTAACTCCAAGCGCTTCGTACATGTGTCGATACGCATGATAAATATTATGTATATCAGGATTTGACATCGCCATTTGTAATTCTGTTTGTGCAATTTGTATACGCTGTGTTTGTGAAAAAATATTTGGATCGGCAACCGGTATAATATCTACGCGTTCGTCAAAGTCAGCTGCAAATATTTCACGTTGTCCACCAACTACATCATATGGATATTGTTTTGGTAAATAAGTTGCAAATGCTGTCGCCATTAACATAAACTCACATTTTAAACTTTGATATAGTCTTTTATGAATTGCTGACA